CGATGAAGTGTATGTAGGGCTCACCGGTGTGCATCCGCAGCTCCAGTATCTGCTGCCAGAGGTGTTTGGCTGATACCGTATCACGCACGACGCCAGAGTGAGGATCCCTGAGCTCAAAATCATCGGAGGCGTTTGGATCGAGCATGCACCTCTCCAGTATCCCCATAAACTCGTCGCTGATGTTTATGCCGTGGTGCATATTCAGGCAGCGTAGATTTTGATCCCCCGTGGGTTTTCTCATCTCAATGAAAGGGATGATGTCGGGGTGGCTGATATCCAGGTAGGCTGCATACGAGCCTCGTCTAGTCTTTCCTTGACGATATGCCAGGGAAGAAGAGTCGTAAATTTTAAGATGTGGCAATACTCCTGTGGACTTATCGTCGGCGGATCGAATGCCAAAGCCAATACCGACACCACCCCCGAGCATGGATAGCCAGTTCGTCTCGGATAAATTTTCAACGAGCCCCTCCGCTGAGTCTTCAATGTAGTTTAAAAAACAAGATATGGGCATGCCCTTCTTTGACCTGCCAAAGGACAGGATCGGTGTCGAGTACGAGAGCCAGTGCTTGCTTGCGTAATCATACAGCCTCTGTGCATGCTCCGGGTTGCTGCTGAATGTCTTGGATACAAATGCGAATCTGTGCTGCGGCGAGGGCTCATCCTCTCGCATGTAAGACTCTCTCAATCGCTTGATGCCTAACTCATCAAATAGTTTGTCACGTTCCAGGTTGATTTCTATGCCGAGATATGTTTCTGTCATGGCCAGTGTGGTTATTGTATTGTTGATGAAAAACCCGCCGAAGCGGGTTGGGTTTTTTGGTGCCCCATGATGGAATTGAACCACCAACTCAAGATTACAAATCTAGCATTATGCCGTTTAACTAATGGGGCACTTACTACTACACTGCGAAGTCTGCCGCAGCGTTAGAGACGCCACCGAGTGGCTCACCATCCTCCAGTTTCTGAAGGTTGTTCAATCCGCACGCAATGCCTTTTGAGCCCTGTGCGTTGTAGGGGTAAAACGTGACGGATGCACGACCGTAGCAGCCCGAGTAAAACTCGCTCGGGTCGATGATGGTCTGAGTATCAGCATCGACAATGCCTGGCTTGTTGGAGCTGTTGGCGTTGATGAAGTAGCTGTTGGCGTAAGCCGGATCATCCTTCTCCTCATCTCCGTCACGTAGGCCACCCTTCAGGAGCTTGGGGATAGCACCACCAAAATAACCTGCAGAGCCGGCCTTGCAGTCCTCAAACGCCTTCTTGAGCTTGCTGACTGTCTCGGTATCGGACTTGGGGATAATGAGTGATACGGAGTACTTGAGTGGGCCGCCCTCGACGGATGCCTTGGGTGTGAATACGTTTGCGTATGAGAAACGTACTTTGCCTGTAACGACCTTCACTTTATTTGCTGTTGACATAAGACTACCTTTTTGACGTTGTGATACGGACTTCAGTCGGGGCCGTATCGTCTACCCGTAAAAACTTATTTTACCACAAGTAAAATTCCTGCGTTGCCGATTGCGTAACCGGTAAACATAATGCCCTGGCCATAGCCGCCCTTCATAAACTGCTCTACTGCGACGGCCAAGTATACCAGACCCATTAGTCCAACAAGCCATGAACTCATTTGAACTCCTCCAGAGAGTTGTCGATAACCAGTTTGGGCTCACCCTCTGGTCGAATAATAAGATCACCCAGTATAGCAGATATTTGAGTCTTGCTGCTGCCAAGTTTTTCCAACTGTGCGACAGACTTCAGGCTCGGCTTATCATATATCACGTCCCGGCTGAAACCGTTCTCTAGCAATAATTGAGCAGCCAGTGCGCTATCGGCAATTTTGCGGTGTGGCTTTGTCTTGCCAAGTTTATAGCCTCTGGGCACGACGCCATCCTCGATGGCTCGACGTGTCGCATACTCCTGTACGTCTTTGGCCCACGTCACGAGCGTAGAGGCACGTGCCAGGACCGTATCGAGCTCATTGTCATCCAACAATGGTGCCGGCCTGAACTCCAATTTTGCGAGCTCATTGACGTAGTCGGCACGTGCACGGCATGTTGCTTTTGCACGACAGAATTGGCACCCCTCCTCACTGGGTACAAACTCGCCGGTACCGACCCAGGCACGCTTGGCCTTTGGGCGTACGAAGTAGTTGCCCCAGTCGAGTAGTTTCTCTATCGTCGTGGAGTCTGTGGTGATGCTCTCCAGGCGTGGCTGTACGATTGTGTACTCGGCCTCTTTGACCTCCGGGAACTCCTCCCTAAACTTGCAGTATGCCCCGAGTGCGTATAGCCGCAGCTGAGGATTATCCTTGGCACTCACGGGTATCCCTATGCCAAATTTTAGATCGATCACTCTAATTTTGTACCTGGATAGTATGACGACGTCCGCCGTACCAAACCCGTCTGGGGCAAAGTCGCTGTAGTCGACACGCTGCTCAAATAGCGGGCGGTCACCCTCACCGATCTGGCTCCGGACGTATACGACGTAGTTGTCTACATATTCCTCAAATTCGCAGGAGTAGTACTCAGATGAACGAACTTCATCGTAGATCTTTTCAAACTCGGGGGGTTTTATTTGATCGTAGTAGAGCCTCAGCTTGGCCTCTGCGAGCGTGTGGGCCATGGTGCCCTCGGCGGAGAAATCTTTCTGGCCCGGTGCTCGCTTCTGCTCCGGTAGTGTCGCCTCCAGTCTTGGTGCCGGTGTACAAGTCAGCCACCTCTTGGATGACGATGCGGATAGGAGGGCGTGTGCTGTCATGATCTGTTTACCTGTTTACCTGTTTAGCGTTGAATTACTGTGAGTATAAACTACTTATGCAAAAAAGGGCAGCCTTTCGGTCTGCCCTTCTTGAAAATATATTTTTTGGGGGGTTTACTCTTCGCCGGCCTTCTTGAGTTGGGCGATCAGGTCGGTCACGGCTGCGTTAAAGTCGACCTCGACCTTCTGGTTGATGTCCTGCTTGATATCCATACGCTCACGGTAGTCCTGCTGAAACTGGCCACGTACCGCAACCTCCACCATGCGTGTGTTGAAATTTTTGTTCTCGGCGTTGGCGAGCATCAGTCGCTCCCATGCCGCCTGGCTATGGACAAGGGCTAAATCGAGCGCCTCGGCAAACTCAGGATACTTTTTCCTGTAACTTTCTGCGGTGGATTTACTGATGCCTAACTCGGACCAGATCATTTTTTGGGATGCACCCTGCTTACCCATTTCGATGATTGTCTCAAGCATCTTTGGGTCGTATTTATTAGATATTGTTTTATTGGCTACCATATTTATTTGATTTTTTAAAGTTTTCAGATGCCGGAATTATTCTTAAATTCCAAGGTACATGTAATCCGCTGACTAAATCACCTCTCAAAGGCACAATGTGGTCTACGTTGTGTTTAATACCTGTTATTTTGGTCATTTCCATACACTCAGCATATATCTTTTTTATTTCTAAATGCTGTTCTTTGGTTAACCATTTTGGCGTACGGTCTATTTTTGAATAAAAGTATTTCGCCCAATTTGCATTTCTTTGGGGTCTATTTCTTTTTGCAGATTTTCTATTCCATTCATTTACTATTTCAGGATTTTCTTTAGCAAACTTCCTTAATCTTTTTAAGTTGTCTTGGTATACCTCAGCATATCTTTCAGGAGTATACCAAGTTTCACTAAAATAACCTTCTTTATCTATTTCCGTATTTTTTCTTTGCCAAAAAATTTTACCGTCTTTTCTGACATCTCCCCTTTTAAAAGGCATACCCGTTTCCGGGTTTATGCGTTTCATGTGAGCCTCCAAGCTCGGAATTGGTGCCGCTAGTCCGTTTGGAGCCGGACAAGGATGCCTCCTGTTCGCGACGTTATTGTCATTAAGAAAACCCCCCGGGGTGAGCATTGTTAAGAGGCTTGGGGGGTGTTGTCCATGCCGGTTACGTTTATCCGGCGTCGTAAGGACCGAGTAACGGAGCGTCTCCCGACGTGTCCTATTACTACTTATGCAAATTACTCGGACTTTTCGCCCTTGTTTAGGGCCTCGTCACGAATTTTTGCACGCTGCTTAGCCTCCTGTATGGTCTGGTTGAGGACGACACGTGTAATGGCCCCTGCGAGCTCCATGCGTGCCTGCTCGACGTTCTGCTTGTTAGATACGCCGGCATTGGATAGCATCTTCAAAAGTAGGTCACTCGCCATCTTTTGGTACCTCACCGCCCTGTTTGGCCAGTGCATCGGCAATCGCCTTCTGCGTCTCCTCTAGTTTCTTAAACTGGGGCTCGGCCTGCTGCTGAATCAGGCTGATGAAGTTAAATAAGACGACGGTGGGTACCTGGGTCGGCGTGTTTAGAATGTTGAGTAGGCTATTGATCTGCTCAACGGTAAAATCGATGCTAATTTCACTCACAGTAGTGCTCCTTTTTTAATTAAAAATTCCTGGGTATCCCAGACCTGTTGCATCCGCATATTGAATAGGTGGATGATTCCTATCAGAATATTAGCCTCCTCATCCTCCGTCATGGGCTCCACTCTGTCAAACTTGGCCCGCAGAAAGAGCTCGAGATCCTCCTTAGTATTCCAGGCCAATTGAATCTCCTGCTCCAGGTCAAACCTTGTCTTTTCCTTTAGCGCATCCCTTTTCTGCCTTTTTGGGCTCCTCATGCGTATCCTCCCTGATTCTGTTAAAGAGTGCCCCGTGCATATCAAACAGCTTGCTGCAGTACCCCTGCATGGAGTCTGTAATCAGCCCGATCGCATTCTGCCTATCCTCCTCATTTAATCCGGACTCGCATGCGAGTGCATACGCCTGCAGGAGCGATACATGACAAGACAGATCAATCATGACAGTCTCGAGTTCTGTCAACTCATCGAAGTACTTCATTTGGACTTCTCACGCTTGGCAATCTCTCGATTGATGTACCAGACCGCCTTCTTGAGGTCCTCGATGCTGTTGCCCTTCAGGTCCGCACGCCAGATATATTTGATGGCGTTGCCGAGGTTAAAACCCATGTGCTCCGTGATCTGTATGCACTCAATACCGCTCGGGTGCTGCATGTAGTGCGGGGGGTGGTTGACGACGTCTTTGACCCTACCCGTACCAAGCCCGAGTGAGTATGCGCCGATGTAGGGGTCCCGCTTTTCAATCATCCCGATGTAGCTCTTCAAGTCTGTCATATCTCAAGCTCCTTTTTAATAAATTTGATACCCCTCTCAAAGTGGTACCTCCAGTACTTCTCTGTCACGCCGAGGCTCTTGTTGTTTAGCCCGGCTAAATACGCCTCTATAATCTCACGCTCCTTGCGAGGCATCTGGTGCTCGATAATCTTACGGATATCCATCAAGTCCTCAGCACTCCACGGGAGCCAACCCTCCTGGGAGTGTGTCGAGCCCTCCGGCTGACTATCGTCCTGCTCAAGTAGGTCCGGCTCCTCGTCAGATAGGCGAGGGTGTGCCGCATTGACAGTATAACTGATTATGTGCTTCATGTTAATTTTAACTCGTCAAGTAGGGCATCCTGAATTTTAATCTTACCCTCAAGTACGTCAACCACCCTCTCATCGATGGTGTCCGGTACAGTCAGGTGGTGTATCACTACCGGCTTCTCCTGGCCCTGACGATAAATTCTCGCATTCGCCTGCACAAAATTCTCACTCGACCACGGGAGGTCAAACCAGACCAACTGAGCCAGATCTCCTACATTGCACTGCAGATTGAGTCCGATACCGCCAGACTGCGGGTGTGCTATCAGGAGCTTTATTTTGCCATCACGCCAGTCTTGTATCTTGCCCTCACTCAACTCCACGGCGTGCGGGAATCTCTCCAGTATCCGCTCCCTGCTGTGCTTGAAGTGGTAGAAGAGTAGCGTAGGGGCACTCGAGGACTCCAGGAGCTCCTCCAGGTAGTCTATCTTGGCGTCATGCACGTGGCTCCATCCATCCTCGCCGTAGACGGCCCCAGACGTTAGCTGCAGCAGCTTGTTGACGAGGGTCGCAGCCGTGGGTGCCGTGATCTGCTCCTCACCAATATCGAGGACCATGCTCTTCTTCATCCTCGCATACTGCTGACGCACGTCTTTATCGATCTCGATCTTGTGGTAGATCTTGCTCAACTTCGGAAGTTGCAGATAGTCCTCCGCCTTGAGTGATATGCAGATGTCCGAGATTTTGTCAAGAATGATCTGCGCTGCTCCCGGGTTTAGGTCCCACTTGTATACGACTCCCGTGTGACGATTTCGATCCGCCGCAAACATGTACTTGGCCCTGAATTTGGTTATCGAGGTCTCCAGTCTCTTGCCGAGGTCAAGTATCCCGACCTGTGACCATAGGTCGGCCAGACCCTGAGGCGTCGGTGTACCCGTCAGTATGATGCGCTTATCAAATTTGGCTAAGTATTTCTTAATAGCCTTAAACCGTTTCGTGCTGGGGTCCTTGAATCGGCTTG